TTCCAAAGAGCCTGTGCGCTAATGTTAGCAATATAAATCTGTCCACCGCTGCTTACACTAAATCCAGCATTAGTGGATGTCTCGTCGATATTACCACCAGGAAATTCAGCAATAGGATATGTACTGAAACCGTATGGTACATACATTGATCCACCAAAGACAGCTTCAGTAACCATCTGACCAGGAGTTATCTGATCTGCCGTTTTAATAATAAAACTGCCTGATGCAGAATGTAACTCGTCATTAACTTCAAGATCTCCTAAAACTGTCGCACCTGTAAGGTTAGTTTCGAGTTTTTTAACATCGTCGTAGTAAAGTTCTACATTACCACCAGCGTTTGCAATGATACTATCTGCCCCAGCAGCAGGTTCGATATGAATTGCAGTTCCTGCACCAGACCTTAAATAAAAATCTCCAGTAGTATTCTCTAACAATCCAACAAGTCCTGTATGATATAGCAACATATCACTGTCTGCACCAAAGACTGCCTGATCTCCGTCTCCCCAGAAAGCTTGTGCTTGAAACGTTACATCACTTGAAAATGTTACATCATTTGAAAATGTTTTGCTCCCACCAAATGTTTGTACTCCATCAACAGCGGTATCCAAGTCTACTGCTATTTCATTAACCTCTTGACGCTGTTGTTCCAGCGTAAAACTATTTGGTACGTTACGTAATGTCATTTGATTAACTGCTTAAGGAGGGACTTTATTTCGGACATTTCTTCCTTCAAAGTATTTAGTTCAGAGACTACATTTCGGAACTCGTTAGAAAAAGATTTGCGAGAAGATTTAGGAGCAGTTGAAACAATTGCCCCTGTAGTTACATCTCTAACAAATCCATCTTGACCCTCAACTTTTATATAACGTTGCATATCAGAATGAAGCTACTGCTCGCAGATCCTGAATCTTGGGGACATATGAAGGGTCGTCGGTTTTCATGACGATCTTAATAGCGAAAGAAGAAAATTCTGTTAACTCCTCTTCACTATATCTCAATTCTTGATAAGAAGACTGCTTCTCAAATTGTCCTGAAATACTATTTTCTGCTGTTGCAATTTCATTAAGTTGATCAGGAGCTCCAGTACCATTAAAATATTCCCAGTTAATATCATCAAAATTCTGCTGGGATGCAGCAGGTTTAATCTTATAGAATACTTTAATGTTTTCTATGTCTCTGACATTTACCGTCAAATATGTATTGATAGAAGATGCTGGATTATTAATGAAGATCTCCTTGGTAACATACTTTGAAGCACTAGAGGTATTGATAGAACCATTTTCTGCAACGTAGTCAACGCCTTGACTGAATGACATTTTACTAACTTCTGCAAATTTGGAGGTTTCAAAAGATGATCCGTCGAAGTCAATTAAATCACCTACCCTGAAAATATCAGCAATTTGATCTGATGTTTGACTTTCCCTTGCATAATCACTACCTAAAGTAATTTCGCTAGTAAAATCATTATTAATTGGTTGCTTATCATTTTCTAAAGTTAGTAGTTTTGTTTTGGAATCCCAAGAGATTACTTTACTGCTAATCTTGTTCTCATATTTTTCACTTCTAATTGATGGGTTGATAGCATTTACAGTTGCCCCAACAACAAAGTTAGGTACTTGTTCAAAAATACCAGAAGAAGAAATAGTTATGGTTAAGTTTTCGTAATCGCCACCACTTTCAGATTGGGTGCTGAAGAACAGATTTTCGCCAACAGTAAACTGTAAACTATTTTTAATTTTTACATAAACATCATTATCGATCACACGCAACACTTCAGACTCTGCTCCGGAAGTTTGACCAGTAACATTTTGATTAGTTACTGCCAAAATATCTGCTCCACCACTTCCGTCATTGTTACCAGTGATTGTAAATTTGTATATGGGATACATTTTAAGGATTTGATATCTCTTACCAAATCTTTTTTCAGAACCAGAAGCGTTATCAACACGGTTAGAAATAGTTTTAACAGATGCTGTACGCAAATCAATAACAGGAGACAGGTGTGATACCTCGGAAGAAAGATTAATTTTATATTGTAAAGAGCTATCAATATCATTTACAACTTCATTAATTCTTGAAGTAATCATTTTTTGATTTAGGAAATATTGTTCTTCGTTTAAGAATGTAGTTTCCATATCAGAAACATCATAAGAACTGTAGTCTTGTGTAGAAGAATCTACAGGAACTACATTTGTAGTTTTTACAAAACTATCAATTTTCGTATTTGATAATTGTAAGTAAGGAATTTGAGCGTAAAGTTTTTCGTACTTTCTATTATAAGAAGCAAGAATAGTATCTCCACCACCAAAACCTGTGTCTGATGCTCTAGAAGGACCTACGATATTATAACTATCGATACCGACGTTAGAAACAGTATACAATGATGATTCTATATCAATCTCATTATATCCAGCAAAATCATCTACACCACGGAAGAATACTTTTGAAATGCCAGAATCTTCAAATCCATGATCTCTATGATAAACTTTGACAATGTTACTATTATTTTTAAACAGTTCAGATGTTGCTGTACTGTTAGCAAGAGCATAAGTTTCAAATGAATCCGGATCAAGTTTTTCATACCCGAGATCTTCATTCTTGATATTGAGTTCTGCAACTTTGGTTGTATCAAATTCTGCTCTATGTACAGTAAATTTGACATCTTCAAACAGATCTTCCGTCCAGTTATCTACATTCTGTGATTTGAATACAGAACCAAGTAATGGTTGAGCATTAACAACTAAACCAGAAGAAATATCAGTTTCTCCTAAACGAGAAGCCCAAATCTCATATTCAGTATCATCGCATTCGATGTTGATAGCATATTCAGTATTATTTTGTAAATATACTGGATAATCAAATTTAAATGTTGTTGCTATTGTAGACTGGATAGAATCTCCAGTATCAGAAGCAATACCCATTCTTACTGCAGGTTCATTAATAGTTAGTTTTGATCCAATGACAGCGCCGGTAGCACCATTACCAGAACCTCTAACAACAACTGATGGTGGGTCTGTATATCCTCTACCACCTAAAGCAATTTCTGCCAAGTAAAGTTGACCGTTATCAACTTTTGCAGAACCTGTAGCAGTGCTTCCACCAGGAAGTTGAGGACTTTCGATAGTAATAGTAGCACCTTCATAACCAGAACCGAGGTTAGTAACATCAAGAGATGCAACTCTACCAGAGTCTTTAGCAATCTTTAATCCTACAGTGGCATTATTTGCATTGTTGAACTGGGTAACTGATGTGAGAGTAATATCTTCATTAGCAAAGAACGAAGAACCATTATGATTACTCAATACAAATGTGTATACCTGTTCATTTGTAATAGAAATCTCTCCATTACTTGATGCGAGTACTTCAAAATTATTTCTATCCAATACTTTTGAAATAGGACCAGAAGCAAGAGATCTTCTACCCGTTACATATTCACCAAGTTTGATAGTAATATTTCCAGAAGAATAAACTTTAAGGAAAGTGTCTGGATATAAAGTAACTTGTGACCCAGGAATAATATACTTACTTGGTTTCTCGCTTTCTACATTAGTTAGATACACTCTCAATGGAATAGTAGAACTCTTCTTGGCAAAGAACAAATCTACTGCTGTAGCAAACATACCACCATCAAAGTTTTCTACTTTGAAAGTTTGTGCTAGAGGATTTGGTCTGGATTTATTTTCTGTATTACTATCAATTAACTGCACACCTTCGTTTGATTTAAAGATCGCTGGAGCAGTTGAAATAATAGAAGCAGGATTTTCTGGGAGAACACCGGTTGCATAGAACTTAACTTCAGCATAACTATCTACAAAATCTTTATTGGCATCAGTGGAACTAGAAGTAAATCTAATATTCTTGACACCTGTAGAGAAGAATAATTCTTCGGAAGTAGTGTCATACTGCGTTGTATTAACATCGCCAGACCATGAAGTATTCATTCTTGGTGCATAACCAGCAGGAACTAAAATAATTCCACTAGCATTACCATATTCATCAGTGGTTAAAGTATTATTAAAAGTAGTTAAAGAGTTTCCGGCAACACCAGTAAATCTGGAATCGGGATTGACCCAACGACCAATACTTCTTTGATCCATGAATACATAAAGTTGAGTCTTGGGTTTAAGTCTCTTAAGTACAAACTTAACAGGAATTGATCTTGCGAAGAATCTCAATGCATTTGCAACGTTAGTTCCATTAATTGTTTTATACCCAACACCCTTTGCAATCTCATTATTTTGTGGACTTACATTAGAAGTACTTCCTACACTAGCAGAGTTTACCGTAGAATCAGAAATACTACTGTTACTTTCGCCAAAACTATTAATGTTAAAGAAAGATTTATTAACACCAACCCAGTTAATAACGAATGAATTGTAGATGCTAGAAAATGCTGCCCTAACATCTTTTTTACCAAGGAAGATAGAAAATAGATTCGTATTATTTTCTGTTACTAATGGAGCAACCGTTGTGTTATACCATTGATCAATGTTTGGAATTAATGCCGCATCACCCACATATTGTAGAATTACGAATGGATTCGGATTGATAGTTTTAGTTGCAAATGCATTAGAAGCATAAGAAACATTATTATATGGTAGTGTAATGACACCATTAGAATTTTGATATCCATCTAGTTTCCTTTGTTCGTCTCTAGTATTAATTTCGATCAAAGAAAAACTATCTTCTTTAGATTGTGGACGCAAAACAGATTGTTGTGGATCAATAGCACACAAGTAATCTAAAGACTTGATATTACCAACTTGATGAGTTTCAAAATTGTCAACAACAAAACCACTCTTGGTTTTATCAATACCCAAAACATCCTTTACTTGCATGTTAAGAGCTTGCTGCTCTAGGATACTTAATGTCGTGTAATATTCTAAACGCTCAACACGTTTTTCTAACTTACCAATATCACGCATCGTATATCTACGATTATCAACAGGAATAATTCTTACATCCTTACTTGATTTGGTAAATGCTGGGACATAAACATAATAAAGAGGAATACCATCTTCAATAATTTCCGGTTTGGATGGATTGAGCGAAGAGTTGCCAGTCTTAATTAAAAACTCTCCTTTTTGATTAAGAAATACTCCATCAATTCTATCTAGATATTGAGACTCGCTAAATGACATTGTATAAGGAAGAAGTCTACTAGATGAAGGAGTACTAGATACAGAACCTCCATCACCAATAAAACTAATGTAATCTGCTTGAGACAACAACGATGAATCTTGATAACCAGCAATAATTGTATTTGAATCTACTTTGGGTCGGAAGTCAATGACATTCTTTAGATTTACAATACCGTATACTGTACTATTGAATGATGGGATATCATCAGCGACGACACCTGCCTCATGAATATATGAGTCAACAGTGCAAAAATCTCCTTGCGAATGCTGGAAGTAATCAAACGCAACCACTATTTGACCTGTTGGTGGACTAAACCCTGGTTTTAATACAATCCTTGATACGTCATAGAATGTTTCTCTCTGACCATCATCAAACGTAAACCGGTTGGTTATATCTGTACCAACAACTAAATTACCATTTACGTCTACAGTTGGTGGGGAAGACGCAGAACCTTCGTAAATATATTTGATAGCATAGACATCAGAATAACTAAATGACTCGGTACTCTCATCATCGTAGTTAATTCCTCTCAAAGGAATAACTCTATCACCAGGTGCTCTGATAATAATTCTCAAATCTGAAACTGATGTTTTTAACTTCGGTCTTCCTTTTGACACTTCAATAGTGGCAGTTAATTTAAGTTTAGGGAAGTTAGAAACATTAGATCCAAAGTAGTTACTTGGAAATGCGATAGTGATACTACCAGAAGACAACCCGGAAGTTGCATCAGTAGTATTTAAA